ACTTTCACAGCATTTTTTGACACCCAAACAAGTTGAATATATAAAGGATTCGTTTGGATATTATGCTAAGCTGGTGTATTACAACGCGTTTGATGCTATACACGTGTTGACTCATCATCTTAATCCGTTTAACACATATTATGCAATGAGTGGAGGCTTGTCTACTATTGTTTCACATATGTTATTGGATATTACCAAAAATAAAAATGTTGTATTCAAATACAATCATCGCGTTGATGATATTCGCTTTGAATCATCAACGTCGTCATTATTCAAGATTTTTTGTTTACACAAAGAGAACCATACTATTTTCCAAGCACATAAATGTATTTGTGCTCTTCCCAAATTCGTTTTGAATAAAATCAAACTTTTTCAGCCCATACATAAGCATCTTTCATCTATCCAATGTTCTCCCCTTTGTCGCATTTATGCCAAATATCCGAAACAAATGGACCGCGTTTGGTTTCACGGTATTAAAGGCAGAATTACCACCAATAATGATTTGCGTATGATGATTCCTATTAACGAAGATGACGGTGTTATTATGATCTCTTATTCTGATAGCCATTTTGCTCGCAATTGGAAAAGCATTTATGATAAAAAAGGTAATGATGGCGTCCATACCCATATTGCAAAACTTGTCAAACAGTGTTTAGATATTGATATTCCGATGTTTATTGATATGAATGTGTTTTACTGGGAATGTGGTGTTGCTTTTTGGGGTATTGGTTCACACAGTCTAGATGCTTCCCATACCATTTCCAACCACTTTAACGACATTCCGTTGGCGATTTGTGGCGAGCATTATTCCCAACACAATCAACAATGGATCGAAGGTTCCCTAGAAACCGCACAGTCCGCGATTTCACATATTACACGTTTTGATTAAATTGTTTTTTATATGATTATTATGTATAATGGTATCCAAATCTTTATTTACCGGACAAGTTTCGGACAGTGGTATTAAAAGTGATAATATTTCACTTTTTCAATCCAATACTGATTCTACTACCAATTCTATTTTTATTAATGTTTTCCGGTCTACTCAGCAGATCATCACGCAAGATAATCCCGATTTGGTAAACATTAAAGACAATTATTTGGCTCTTTTACAGCAAATACACGACGATTATGGCGTCCACGCCGCTTCGCGCAACTACGAACTCATTTCAATTGATAATACTCTTTATATTGACCTATACGACCAAATTACTACTCTCATTACCTCTATTACCGATGAAGCACTTGGTTTACTCCTTACTTTGTCAAAAGAAACGCTCATCACTGCTTTCCATTCCGTCACCCTACACACCGGCAATATTACACTTCAAATTGAGAAAACGATACTTCAACAGAAAGTGAATGATCTCATTTCACAAGCAAACAACGAAATTATACAAAATGCTAGCACATCCGGACAGTTCGCAATTGTTCGTAACTTCCAACTTGCTCCCGTTTACAACTATTACATACAAGTGTATGGTGTTCCCGTTTATGGGGCCGGATTTGATCCCATACGTATTTCATTTTTGGCGGAAATTTTGACGTCTCTTAGCATCAATCCTTATAATTAAATTGTATTGTTAATGTATTTTTTACATATATAAACATAATCCTTGTTGGAATTGTATACCACTTTCTTTTATATCTCTTATTTTGAATGATTGAATTTATTTGTAGGCGTCGGTTTCTTATATTGATTTTCTTTGCTCTCCTATACTTTGTTTTTCTTGTATTATTTCTTTATTTCTTGGCGCATACTATTCTTTCCATCCTTTTTCATTCTTTCTTGGATTGAGATAGGATTTACAAATATGGAATTTATATAAAAAAAATAATAAAGATGTAAGTCATTTTTATTATTTTGGATCTGGGATTGGATGCTCTATTTATTCGATTAATGGACGAGACAAGAACTTTCTTATATGTTTTTGATTTCGCATTCCGTATTTGATGTAATGGAAATACTTATTTTTTTTCGCATTCTCATAAAATCCGGTAATATATGGCGCACGCTTCTCTTCACGCGCTTTCTTGTGCTCCTCATTAAACTCCTTTTCCTTTTCCTTTTCATATAATCGTTTTATTGCTATATACGAGCTTCGTCCATATTGACACGCTATTATTTTCCACGATTCTCCTACTTCTTCACGCAAATATTTAATCTTCTCATAATCACTCACTGTAATTGTTCGTGCCTTTTTTTTATTATTGTCTTCTATTACATCAATATAATAGTGCGACTTTTTGAAATCACTATAATTATATAAATGATTCACCAGGTCCACAAAATCCATTCCCGCACTCTGGATATTTACTTTGACAACTTCATCCTTATGATGACAACACAAACAATTTTGGGCTACTTGTAAAATCGCATTTATTCGCGCACGCATATTATACTGATTTCGTGGCGTTGTCGACCCATTTTTAAACACTGGATCAAATATTTGTTTAAATTTTTGTATTAATACCTGCATTTCTTGAATACGGGTTTCACCTACACACCGACGAAATAACGCCAACAATAATTGCTCCCGTCGCTTTCCCATTATATCTGTTGTAATGTCATAGATTTCTTTCAAATTAATACGATTATATGACAATACATCTTCTATCAGTTTATCATACAGAACTCGTTTTTGTAGATGATATGAATATACTTCTACCATTGTTTGATTTGGTATATATGACTTGATTTTTAGCATTATATCACTCCCTAACTTCTCATTTATATTTGTCAAATCAAATGTTTTACTCCGAACAATGCTGTTTTTCTTTATTTGACACTTTTCACGCTGTTTTTCAATATACGTTAAAATTTGCTTTGTTTCTAGTGTTACACATCGCACAACATCATCATATAATGTATCGATTCTTTCTATATTTTCATTTCCGTGTGCTATCCAATTTCCGTGTGCCAATCTATCATAATTTAGAAACTCCTTATTGTATATCAATTTCGCAGATGTAAACTGACATAACTGACTGTATCTATATAATGAACCATAACTTGTTACTTCCGTAGGTATATTATATTCATTAATCAGATTCATACAATCGTTTTGTTGACGTTGCTGCTCTTCTACCGTCATCTTTGTAGTTAACAATTCAATCGCTGTATTGATAGTCCTTGTTTCTTCCATTTCGACTGCTGCTATTTTGGATTGAATATTTGGCATTCGGTTTCTGTCTATTTATATTTCTATGGATGATTCATTCAATTTTATTAAGGGATGCTTTGAATTATTCCATTTCTATCATACATCTTACACAATACTTTCTTTTGTCTTTCGTCGTTATTACTACTCCACAACCACTATATAACTCCGTTTTACATTTATAGCATTCCATTTTTCGTTTTTGTTTGTATTTTTTTTGATGTTTTCCTTCTTTATCAATTCAATTTTTATTGTATCTATATTGTAAATACTATATATTTCCAGATGTTTCACCATTCTGATTTTGATAATAATAATAACAATAATAATGATGATTTCATTCAAGATAACCCTATTTGTTTGATTTGTCTCACGTCACAAGAAGACGACCCTTCTAATAATGAATGTGTTGTTCTTAATACTTCTTGTTCTACTTGCAGATATTATACTCACGATTCTTGCTTCGCTATATGGTTTGATAAACGGAATAAGTGTGTTTGGTGCAGAAACAGAATTGAAGAAGGATACGATACTCCACCATACTACGAATCTGATGATGATAATAATAATGACGACGATGATAATAATAATAATGACGATGATGACACTTCTGGATTTGATAGTATTATTATTTTGAACCCATTTCGCAATCACTCTATTCATACCAACACTATATTATCACATAGACAACGCCAGCATAGTGCTGCTATTTCATCATCTACACACTCATTCATTCATTCGCATCAAGGATTATATTATTCCAATATTTATAATTGTATTTTATTTATACAATTTCTTGGTTTCACTGTTATATTATATTCCTGCTTCTTAATCCTTCGTTTTTTTATTCATCCATCTCCTGAACTTTGATTTCTATATATCCATATTATATAGAAATAATTATCCATATTTATATTATTACTGATATGTTGTATTATTTTAAATGCTTTCACAAACCTTCCATTGTTGACAATATCAAACGCGCATATATCGATCACCAGGATTTTGATGAATCCAAACGCCTTATGATTGATTATTTAAGTAAGAAAAAATATATACATCCCGTAGCAAATATGCATTTTGATAATCTCACGACACAATCATTGGTTAAAACACCCGATATGTTGTTAGAACACGATTATGCTTATGAGTGGATTGTTAAATACCATTCCAAAACCTCCTCTAAGCCTTTGTTTTCATGCTTTTGTTGACTTTACTCTTAGATTTTTGTTTATATTTTATTGTCTTTTTATTATTTTTGTTACGTCGTTTGGTTTTTCTCTTGCCGCCTGTTACTGTTTGAGACTTTCCTATTGTTCCAAATCCTGATTTGGGAGTAAAACGTGAACCTACCGCAATACTATCACGAAACATTGCGTCAGGTCTAATGTATCTTCTTATACTCAGTCTTCTATTGTTCTTGGGTTTGATTTCTAACTTCTTGGGCGCCGTAAACACTGATTTGATTTCAGGGGTTTGCTCTGGTTCAAACATTATCAATATATATATACTTCATATTTTTGGTTACTCTAATATTATTGATTATACAAACATTTGCTTTTACACTAGTATTCTATTAGTGTCTTATACTACAAAAATATATATCTATTATGTTTTTGTATATTTCTAAATAGGACTAGGAATTGTATTATATAATCCGTAGTAATCTCCAATGATTTCCGCAGTCTTTTTTCCTGACTTCTTTACTATCTTGTATATAAACGTTCCCATTTGGTTTTCTGTATTGTATTCCAATAATGTTCCCACTTTGTGTTTGGATATTAAGTCTTTCAATTCATTCATATCATAGAAAAATACCATTTCGGGTTCTTCTTTGGGTAGACTTTTGCTTTTTCTTGGTGTTTTATTTTTGCTTTTGCTTTTGCTTTTTGATGCGGTCTTTCGTTTTGAGTGTGTTTTATTTTTGCTTTTGCTTTTGCTTTTTGATGCGGTCTTTCGTTTTGAACCACCAATTTTCTTTATCCCAGTGAATAGGTTTTGCGTATATTTTCCAAGTTTTTTTGTTTTATCTATTATATTTGTTTTATTTTCTTGTTCTTTTTTTGCTTTATTTTCTTGTACTGTTTTTTGTAATGCTGATTTATAGTTTCCTAACTGTCTTTCTAAATTCGCGTTTTTTTCTTCTGATTTTTTTAATTCTGAACTACATAATTTATCCAATTCTCCTATTTTATTTCTTAATTCAACATTTTCGTTGCAACAAGGTGTATCATTTTTATCATATGGTACTGCTTCCACCGCAGGAACTTCGTTCACTCCTACTGCTTTTATTGGACTACTCATCTTATATTATATATATTGTAGTCATCTTTTATTTTTTTGCTTATTTATGAATATTCGTTTATTAAATTTTATCTAATTTGACACCTTTTTGATTACACAGTAATTCCACCAATTCATCATTCTTATAGTCGTTGATGTAATAAATTTGGGAAATGCCCGATGCCAACAATAAACGCGTACATATAACACACGGATAATGCGTTATATATGCGGTTGAGCCATCACACGATACTCCTCGTTTTGCACAATCACATAACGCATTTTGTTCCGCATGGACGGTGGCCTGTTCGTGTCCGTCTCTTACTATACTGCGATGCGGGCATCCCGGCAAAAATCCGTTATATCCTTGGCTTATGATGCGGTTGTCTTTTACTAATATACAACCCACTTGGAGACGATGACACGGCGAACGTCTCGACGTGGCACACACGATTTCACAAAAATATTCATTCCAACTTGGACGCGACAACGCGCGGTTTTCTTTTGTTTTATTCAAATGGATTAACAACGGACGATCTTTTGTCTTTTTTTCTTCGTCGCTACTTGTTGTGTCTAAATTATTATGAGTCATATTTCCTCCATACATATTTCCTCCATACATATTCAGTGAACCTGAACTTATAGATTCGTTTTCACTGTCGTATGTATTGTCTGGTTGGACCCAGATATTTCGTCCCCTCATTTATATTTGTATTGGATTTTTATTTTTTGGGTTGTTCTTATTCGGGTTGTTCTTATTCGGGTTATTCTTATTCGGGTTATTCTTATTCAGATGGGGTTATTCAGATGGGGTTATTCACATAGTGTTTGTATGTCCTTCTTTTTTATTGTATACACACCATAATGAATCCAATTGTCTAATATATAGTGCTTCTCTGCTGTTTTGATTTCATTCTTTGATTTGCTTTCGGTATTCATTTGTTTCATCAACTGCTTTACATCTTGCTTGTTTCCTACATAATACGGACGCAATAACCATTTACGTATGATGATTGAATTGATATTTTTGTATTTTTGGGCGACTACATACAATTCCTTTCGTTCATGCTGCGACATTTGATACTTTCGTGACTGATTATCCTCGGAGAAATATAGATCGTTCACTTTGGTGTTTGTATTTGGATGCATTCTTATGGTGTTTGGATATTTGTGTTTATTTTATTTTTTGGGGTTTATTTTTTTGGTATGTTACCCCCCTATCAAATAACTAATATTTTGAATATCTCTATTTTTATACATTTTGGGTATTTGCTCTTTTATTTTTTTTATTATCACATTTGTTTCCAACGAACTATTCACCCCACACATTTCTGCCATT